CAGGTCCCCACGGTGCGCAACGATCGCCCGGTCAAATCCGAAAATCGCTTGAACAGGTTACGCACTTTCCACCTCGCGCCGTTCCAGTCCGATGCTTTGTCGCACGCTCAAGGCCCCGCCCGACCGCTGCGCCACGATCCGACAACTCCGGCTGATGCCCTTCATCCCGGCGATGCTGACGATCTGTCCCGGCGGCACGAGCGGGAATGCCGGGCTGGCGTTCGGGGCGAACAGCGTCTCCGCGTCCATCTCCCAGCCGGCTCCGGAATCTGACAAGGCGTTTAGCCCGCGCTGGCGAGCCGCCACCCCCGCCTCGTCGCACAGCAATTCGTGGGTAATGGGTTCGGCGGGTGGTAGCGCGCCGTCCGTCCCCGCGATCTTGACCAGGGCCAGCGCCCCATGACGGGTCCCGCTGACGTAGACGCCGTTGTAGGGCTGGCTGTAAACCGGGCTTTGGGTCAGGCTCAGGATGGCCGCCAGGGGAACCGCAACCGTCGCGGTCTCCCCATCCACCAGCCAACTCGCCACCGGCCAGCGGCGCATCAGACTGATGACCTCCAGATAGGGATGGGTGTAGAGCCCGTCGTCCGTGACGTTCGCCAGCCGGATCAATTCCCCGATGGGCGTATTCCACGCCTGGTAGCGCCCGGCCGGCACCACCCAGTTCGCGCCCTGCCAGTCCAGGGTCCAGCCGGTGTTGGCCAGCGCCGCCTCGCCGAGCTGCTGCATCTCGCGCGCCTGACTCTGGCTGAAATTGCGACTCGGCGTGTAGGGATCGTGCAACCAGGCCGAGCGCGACCGTCCTTTCAGCGTCACCCGGTCGCTGTTGAAACTGCGGTTTTGACTCGGCACGTCGAGCAGGAAGCGCCAGATTTGCCCGTTGATGGTGGCCTGCACCTGGCAGGCGAGCGGATTCGGCTGCACCAGCGCCCACGCCTCCGGCCCGGCCAGCGTCGCGGTCAAGGCCCAACACCACGAATCGAAGTCGGTTTCGACGGTCATGCTGGTGACGGGCAGCGGGGTCAAATCCGGCCAGCGCACCAGAGCGGCGGTGTTCGTGGTCATATAGGTTCTCCGGACGGGGATTTCGCGCTCGGCCACCAGGATGCAGGGCGAGCGACCGATGCGCAGGGTAGTGCCGGGCAACGGACAGCGTAGATCGAGGTTCGTGCCCCAGGGCCATGGAATGATGGGAGGAATCGGCGGCCCCGGATTCGGGGCATTGCCCGGATAGCCGGCCTGTTGCCAGACCTCCACCTCAATGACGAGGGTTAACAGCCCATCCCGCATCCCATCCGCGAAATGCGTAGTCAGAATCTCGCCATCCTGCCAGTTCGGCAGGGCGATAGCATCCGGCATCGGCAGGCGCGGACGCCAGACCTGGATGATGCCCGTGCCACGCGCATCGGCATCCTGCCAGCAGTCGGCGCTGGAATGCTCGAGCCGGGGCGAGTCTTTCCAGTCGGCGATGGTCACGATGGACGCCCCACTGGCTTCCTGCCACTCCGCGCGTCCCGCGCCCGTCAACCGTGGCGAGTCCCGCCATCCTGACCGCAAAAGAGCGTCCAGAAGCGATGCGGTCTGCCAAGTGCACCGTGGGCCTACCCGTAAGTCTGGCGCGTCCTGTAGGGCTTCCTGAACGCCTTGCAGGGCGGTTTCGCCCTCCTGCCAGCGGGTATTGGTGAGCGCGTGGATGGCGGAGAGCAGATTGGGATCGTAGGCGGTCTGGATGCGCCCAGTCGGGGCGAGGGTCTCGCCGGCCAGTGCGACGTTAAAGACCGGGACGATGCGGATGCTGCCCGTGGGGGCGAGGGTCTCACCCGCCACGCTTCCGACCGGCCCGCGCACGACGGCAATGGCCCCCGTCGGCGCGAGAGTTTCGCCGGCAATGACCGCCGTACGGTCCGGCAGCGCGGTCGCTCCGATGTCAAGATTCGCGGTCCCGACCGGCGGGGTATAACTCCCCGTCAGGTCAAGGTTAACCGTCCCGACCGGCGGGGTGTAGGCCATGTTACCGCTCGGTCAGCACGAAACTCGTAATCGTGCAGTACCCGCCCTCGACCAGGCTGAGATTGTCCAGTTCGATGACCGCGCCCGAACCCGTGATACCAACATCGGCATCAAAAATCGTGCCGGCGCTGGCATCGACAACTCTGGCCCAAGCCGCCGTCCCGGTTTCAGCTACCATCGCCACGGCTGGGTTCGTGCCGGTGAAGACCCCGCTCGTCACCGTCCCGGAGGGATCGGCGATCTCGAAGGTCACTAGATTGACCTGTGATGTGATGGCCGTATCGGCATCGGCGGGGCGGGTTCCGTCGTGGATGCGAATCTCGCCGCCGTCCAGCCAGCCACCGAGCAGTTCGCCCCGGCTCGTCCGGCGAGCGACAGCAAATCCCAACACGTTGCTCATGGCATCGGCTCCGGGGTGACCAGATCGGCGATGGCGGCGTTGAGCGGATTCGCGCCGCGATCGTGCGCGACGACAAAATAACCGTTTGGTCTGTCGGCAATATAATTGAAGGTATAGGCGCCGCCGGACGACGACCAGGTTTCATAGATACACCGCGCGCTCGATCTATCAAACAGACGCACGCGATACGAACCAGAAACCCCGAGTTCGGTCACCGTACCGGTGATTCTGCAAGCGCCGCCGTCAATCATGTCTGCACGCAATCCTTGCGCGGGAGTAATAATCATCGCCACGGCCCCGTAACATCATGTGCTGCACGATAACTTCCATCAATCGCTTTCTGGATAAAGAGGGTTCTGCCGGATAGATTTGGAATGTTATCGATGACGACCGCATCGTTCGGCTGGCTGGCGTGAATCGGGCACCATATCCCAGGCAGCAATCCACGTATTACCGTCGATGTTTCCCACACCTCGACCGGCCAGGCATGAAAACCATTATCGACCGCCGCCGGATAGGCGTTGCCGGCCTTTGCGAGTCCGACCGCACTGGTCGGTAGATAATGGCTGTAGCGCAGTTGCGAGATCGCCCCGCCGGTCTGGGCGTGCGTGCGCGCGATCAGCGATCCAGTGGTAGCGCCGAGATAGGCTTGATAGCAATAATTGGAATTTGCGGCGGGATGCGCGATCAGCACGCAGTGATAAGCGTCGGCGGCTTTATAGCTCACGATGTCTCCATACGCGAACCCGGAAGTATAATTTTCACTAGACGAAACATCGATGTAGACGTAAACCGTTTTAGCGTCCGCATAAAGACGCCACGGACGCGCGGTGGAACTAGCGTTCCCGCTTTTCGATGTATAAAAACTACCCGAGGTCGGCCCTGGTCCGGTTCCGGTATTCACGTCCGACATCGTCTCGTACATGATCAGGGTGGGAAACTGGGCCGGCGAATCATCGATCCGCAGCAGCATCGCCGTCGCGCCGAGCGCCGTTCTGGAATAGGCCGCCTTGTTGGTTCCGGAGTACGCTTTCGTCCATCCGGCAGGACTGCGCTTGGCGGTGATGGTCCCCGTCGCGGTCTGGTCGGAAATTCCCGTCGTGGCGAAGGTAAAGGTGGTGCTGCCCGGCACGCTGGCAATGCGCCACTCGCCGTTCAATCCAGAGGGCGTCGCTCCGGCGATGGTGACGACCGGGCCGGTGTTGCCGACCATCGCCAGGTTGTGCCCGGCGGACACCGTTCCGGTCGCGACGTTCGAGGCGACGACCAGTGAATCCAGCGTTACCGAACCGAATCCATTGACCAGACAGGCATCCAATACGCCGATCAACTTGCCGGCTTCGCCCGACATCGCCGGCGCGCCGGTCATCGTACTGGCAAAAAACTTAACCGTCGTATCAGGCATCGATGTTTCCTATGAAGAGAAGCTCGACCGAATCCACGTCCAGCCCGGATGGCGCACTGGGCTGGATGGCGCGGATCAAGTCCACGGGATAACACGCCGCGACGGTATTGAAACGCAGGCAGTTGCCGGTGGACCAATTGCCGCCCCATCCCCGGTAGTCGATGGAGAAATAGGCGGCGCTGGTGAGCGGATTGATCGGGGTAAAATCCTCGTTGATATTGCCCGCCGCGATGAAACCAAGATTCTCCCCGAACACCTGGAAGGCGGTGCTCGACGTGAACTTCACCAGATATCGATCCGGGTACGCCCCGAGATTGCTGACGGCGATGGGATAGGTCACGTCGTTGTACTGGGCCAGCGGGGCGGTTCCAATCCGGGTATCCTGCCAGACATCGGTCCAGGTCGTTTGCGCGAACAGAGTGGTATAGCGGGCTTGCAGGGTCCCGACGTACAGCATCCCCGATACGCGGCTGTCATCGGCTGGAAATACATGGGAGAGCGCTTTGTTGAGTTGCAGCGTTCCATTGATGTCCACGCCGACGATGCGCGCCAGGTCGGCAACCGTATGCGAGAATACATAGGGACTGGTGTATCCGGTCAAATTCAGGTCGGCGGCCATCGTCACGATGCCGGTCTCTCGATTTACCGTGTAGAAACTGGCAGGCAACCGCTGGCCATCGACATCATCGATGACCACCCGATACAGCCGGACCTGGCCCATGTTTACCTGCTGCGTGGGGGACAGGGTATTTTCGGAGTGGGTAGCAGTATGATGCACTAGGCATAGTCGCCCGGTGTTGAAGATCAGCCCTTTGCCATCCGGTGGCAAACGCGCGGCATTGATGCCGAGCAGGGCCGAATCGGGCGGCAATACCGACTGCCCGACGGCATTGTAGATCACGCTGTCGGCCAGCACCGGAAATGGCTTCCAGATTTTCAAGACCCCCCCGATGTCCACCCGCGCATCCGCGCTGTACCAGCTTTCCAATTTCTCTTGTGGGGTCAGCTCCGCATCCACCTTCCACAGCCCGAATCGCGCCCGCGCGATGCCGAGTGGATAATCGACGCGGATGATGCAGTCCGAATCTTCAAGACGGCCTGTCTCATCGACCGTCTTGGTCTTGACCGTGCCATCCAACAACTGATAGCGCAGTTGCAGCGTTCCGGCCCGGATCGGCGCAACCGGGGTGCGAAACACGACCTCCTCGATGGGTTGCCCGGCCAGTTCGGTGACCAGTGATTGCAGCACAATAGTGTTGCTCCCGCCTTGCGGCCATGAATCGATGCGCCCCCGTCCCGACGACCGGTCTACCGTTCCGCACAGGGTGCCGGCGCCGGTTTCCGGCGATGGATCGCGATACAATTGGCCGGCAATATCGATGTAATTCGAATTGCCGAGGGTGAAGCGCACGCTGCCCGCCGTGATGGTTTCACCATAGCCTTTGGTCAGGTCGAATTCCAACTGCATCAGCGTCACGGTTTCGGTCGTGGCGGTGTCGCCGCCGGCGACTCGATAACGTATCTTGACCAGCCCTGTGTCATTGTCCGGATAGAGCGCGCCCGCCGGAATGTACTCGAACCCATTGAACAGCGTGCGATAGGTATTCGAGATAGTGGTCCCGGTCGGCGTCACTGTCGTATCGGTCCCGATATGGACATTTTGGTACAAGGGCTTAGGGATTGAAACCGTGACATCCGGAAACCAGTTCACCACGCCGGTCCCGTAATTGACGGTCCCCGGCGTCCCGCCGCTGATGGGCAATCCACCGGCCCCGTCATCGCGGATGATCTTGATGGGGTCGAAGCGTCGAGTCTGCGGAGGGATGAACTGCGTTTCCGTCGAATATTTGGCTTCGTAATCCTCGATCAACAGGTTCCATTCGACTTCGACGGTGTTGGGACGAGGCAAGCCGTTCAGAGTCAGCTGTAACGTTCCATTGGGTTCGCGGATGGGATGCGCAAATGTTTCCTCGACTTGATCCCCATAAGCATAATCGATAGAAAACACAGTATTGACCGGCGGCAGGATTGATGGACGAACCCACCATTCGCCGGTCGCATAGCGGATGAAGCCAACACCGCCGGTCCCGGTCAGGTTGCCGTCGGCGGCGGGTGTGTCATCGAGGGTATAAGTCGTGGCCCCAACCGTCCAGGTAATGGTCACCGTGCCTGGCGCTATTCCGGCATTCGCGGTTTGCCCACGGACCACCGGGGCATCGACGGGATCACCGCCGCGCGCGGTGTAGTTGACCGGCGTCCCCCAGGTGTAAATGATCTCGGAGTTGACATCGGGCAGTGCCCCGACCGTGATTATCACCGTCCCTGTGGCAAAGTTCAGACTGCCGGACCCGTAGGAGGAATCCGTCCCGGCCAGTTGGCCGCCGCCCAGATCGGCCAGCACGTACCACTTGTTGTTGACCCGGTACGACACCCGCAAAGTTTGCGGTGCGGGGATCGGGCTGAGGGTCATGGTCCAGACGTAGCCGCGATTTTCGGCGCTTACGATCGCCGCGGCGGCGTCGGCCACCCGCAACGGACGGGCCACCGGGGTGAAGGTCACGACTTTGTTGGCGGTCGAATAATTCGGGCAACTGCTGTTCCAACTAATGATGCCATTGCCATAATCCACCGCGCCGACATCGGCCCCGGCCAGCCACATTGTGCCGTTATCGTCGGTCAGGGTGGCCTCGGACACCGTAATGGCAATCGTGCCCGGCTTGGCTCCGGTGCCCAGATACAGCGCCACGCCGGGCTTGATGGTCTGCGTCGTCGTGGTAAAGCTGACCGTTCCCGCGTTGCCGGCGATCAGAGTCGGCGAATCCCCGCCCGGATTGATATCGATCAGTGGGGTTTCCATCAGCGCGGTCGGGATAATGGCCTCGTACAGGGTATCCACCCGCACCGAATAATCGCCGATCCCAGCCGCTTCCACCGTGGGCCGGATGCCGAACAGCGCTACGGCTTCGGCGTTGTAGCGCGTGTCGTAGATCAGGGTCGTGGACGTACCGATGACAGGATCGGATTTCGACGGCTCGATGCCGGCATAATTGGCGGTCAAGGCTTCGGCCAATTCGCAGATCACCTCGCGTACCGAATACGTCGTTCCGCCTTCAATGCGATTGCGCAGCGTATCCGTGACCCGCGTGATCCATAGAAATTGACTGTACTGTTCGACGGACGCGGCACGGGCCACCAGTTCCAACCGTTGTCCGGTCGATGGCAATTCGATTTCCGGTCGTTGCCAGAGCACGATGGCGCGTTGCCCGACGAGGTGCTGGCCCCACAGCCAGCCGTTCCAGCGCGCGCCCCGGACGATGGTCTGTTCCAGCCGGGATTTGATCGCATCGCGTTCGTCATAGTAGGAGCCGGTGGAGAATGCCAGCACCGAAGCGGCAGGGTCGGCGGGCTCCTTGAACACGACCACGCCGGCATCGAGGTATTCATCCGTGTCGGCGGAGGTGACGGCGGCATAGACCTTGCGAATGGAGACCGAGCCGGCGGCACGATTAACGTCAGAAATGTCTGAAAATACTTGATTTTCTTCGCCACTGACGATTTCGTTGCCGCTCATCTGGCCACCGGAGTCACTGAAATCAGCCATCCGTTCTGATTTGTAGAATCGTAAATTATCAATAGTGATTGGCATCAGATTCTTCTCTGCACGGGAGTGGTAATTGTCTTTAAATCAATCCTCTGCGTTTGGCTGTTTCCAGCGCGGCCAGTAAGTCCTCGACCGATACGCCCGCTTTGTTGGCGGCGGCCTTGATGTCGGCTTCCGTCGCCACGTCGGAGCCTTTTTTACCTTCAGCGGCCAGCGCCTTTTCATACTCCGCTTTCAGCGCGGCGATGCGTTGCGCAAGCAAGGTCAGGTCGGCCTTGTTTAGCATATAGAGCTTTTCGGTAATGGTCGCTTCCGCCATCAGAGTACGCTCCGCAGGTGTTGCGCGGCTCCGGTCACTTGTCCTAGCTGCCCAACAATGTTGCTTAGATCAGAATTGTTAAGACCGGAAATAGCGCCCTTGGCTCGTTCGACTTCATTGGCAAGACTGGAGATGCTGGCCGTGGTTTCCTTTATCTTGTCCTGCTTTGCTTCTTCTTCAAGCTGTTGCAACTTGAGGCGATGCAGCTCATCTGCCTGGCTCTTTGCCCTCTGATATTCTTCAGCGCCAAGCTGGCCAGACCGCGCATACAGTTCCTCAAGGTTCTGCAATCGCTCCTGATGCTCAAGTTCAAGTAGCGCCCGCTCATCGCCACGAGCTTGCAGAATTTCCCTGTTTAAGTCTTGTGCCATTTTGGATAAAGCTTGCTCGGCTTCAAGCGCCGCATTGCGAATTTCCTCCAGTTTCTGTCTGGCGGCTTCTCCATCAGTCGTTAGGCCCCTGATCCCAGCGCCACCATTGCGCGCCATGAACAGTAGCTCATCATGCGCTTTCTTTGCCGAGATACCAGTCCCTTCCGCAATAATGCTCAATCGTTCGACTTCAGCATTGAGTTCTTTTTCTGCATCGAGGAGTGCAATAACACGGTCAGTATTTTGCTGGACGCCTCTTCCAAATGCTATTATCCCTTCCATTCCATAATTCATCCCTTTGACATCCATGGATTTTGCGAATTCCAGCCCTGCCTCCGTCAATCCATCATAGCCTTTTATTAAATCTTGCACATTTGCCATCACGCCACTGGTGGCTTTTTCTGCTTTTTCTCCAGCTTCTTTTTGGGCCTCTCCAGATTCTTTGGCGACATCGCTTTCTTCTTGCAACGCATCTGCATAAATTCTGGCCTGCTCGGCTGCGGCTTTCTTGGCGTCGGCGACTTCCTGGAGCTTGTCGATTTCCCGCTGTTCGGCTTCGCTGATGCTTTCGGACGCGGCGGCCTCCAGCTTCTTCGCCTCGACCACGTTCTGGGCATCAATGGCAGCTTGTGCCTTGGCGGCGGACAGGGCGTCGGCTTTTTCGATTTCCAGGTCCTGTTTTTCCAGCAGCAAGGCGGCTGCGGTTGCTTCGTCGCCCTTGGCTTTGGCGACGGCGATGGCGGCGTCCTTTTGCGCGATCTGGGTATCGTAGTACCGCTCGCTGGCGGAAGCGGCGCGTTCGTGTTCGGCGGTTTGTTCCCGATAGAGCCGAGTCAGATCGCCGATGGGACCGGCCAGGATCTCGGCCTGCCGAGCTTCTTGTTCCAGCAGCGGCAGCTTGGCTTCAATGCCGGCAATTTCTTGCGCTGTCTCTGTCGCCTTGTCCTTGAGCGCCTCGATGACCGCGCGTTCGGCCTCGGTATAAACCCCATCGGCGTTGGCCTGCTCGTACAGCAGGTTGATATGCCGCTCGATCCGGGTTTGCTGTTCGGTAAGTTGCTGGATGCGTTCGGCGCCGGCCTCCACCTCTTCCCGCGCCGCCTGGGCGCTCAGCCGCGCGGCTTCGGCTTCGTTGCCCTTGGCCGTGGCCAGTTCGAGAGCGGCGGCGATTTGGGTCCGGCGAACAGTCGTTTCGCGGTCGGCGGCTTCGATATTCCGTTCGGTTTCGGCGCGCAGCGCTTCCAGTTCTTTACTCAGCCGCAACGTTGCGAGCTCGCCGGTTTTAGCGCTTTCCGCCAGGGCCTTCAGTTGTGCGGCGAGCGCTTCAGCGGCGGCGGCCTCAGCGGTTTTCGCAGTGGCCGCCTCGCGCGCGGTTTTCAGCGCGGCGGCCTCCTGCGGCGTCAGGCGGCCTTGTACCTTTTCGATATTTTCCAGCGCGGTAACTTTGACCGTGGCGGCGGTCGCTTCCCCGCGCGCCAGTTCGGCGGCCAGGCGGGCAGCAGTGGCCCGTTGCGCGGCCAATTGCACGGTCAGTCGATCTACCTCGACGACCTTGCCTTCCGCTTCCGCCTTGGCTAGCAGCGCCTCGGTTTCTTCGATCTGGGCATCGCTGACCGTCTTGAGGTATTTGGCGCGCTCCTGGATCGCCACGGAGAGCTTGTCCATGGCCGTCGCCTGTTGATTGTACTGGCCGACGAGCGCGGCATCGGCGCCCGTTGTTGCTTCCGCGCGGGTTTTTTGCTCTTCCAGGAGTTTGTTGCGGCGCTCGTTCAGCTCGTTGAGCTTCTGGGTTTCTACTTCCAGGGCGGCGGCGCTCCGCGTCAGGGCGTCCTGCGTTTCCCCGACGTCGCGCCCGGATTCGGCGGCGTTATCCAGCCAGGATTTATGGATTTCCCATTCGCGGGTCGCGTCCGCCAGCGCTGTTTTTTGCGCGACGATCTGACGATCCAAATCCAGCGCTTGTACGGCCAGCTGAGCCGCCGTCGCTTTCTTCAGCGCGGCGCTGTACTCATCCAAACTGCTCGTCAGTGCGTCCGTCGTCGGCTTTTGCCTGGAAAATGCGGCATACAGCCCGGCGAACGCCGATACGGCCAGCGCGATCAAGCCGACCGGTCCCGTCAGCAGCCCCATCGCCCGCGCGAACAGTCCGACGCTGGCCGTCCCAGCCCCTTGTGCGGCGACCAGGGCCGCCTGGGCGGCGGCATAGCGCTGGGTCGCGGCGGTGGCGGCGATGGCGGCAGCGCTGGCCTGTTGCCGGGCAGCGGTCAAATTGGCGATCACCACGCCGTAGCCCAGTTCCGCCTCCATCGCCGCCACGACTTGCAGCGCGAGCCGCTGTTCGGCCAGCGCCCGATTGGCGGCGGCTTGCGCGGCGGCGAGGTGGCCTTGCGCGGCGGCGACGGCTTCCCGTTGTTGCGCGGCGGCGGCGACGGCCAATTCCCGCGCGGCGGCCTTGGCGGCCAGCATCGCCGCGACCTGCTGGCCGAACGCAACGGTCCCTTTGGCGAGCGCCGCCGCGAACGCGGCGCCCATCAGGGCGGCGACCGCGTCGAGGTTTTCGGCGAGGAATTTCAGCCCGGACGCCAGGCTCTGTGTCGCGCCGGTCTGTTCGTTCAGCTTGCCGACGAACAGCGTGCCCGCGTTCGCCAGTCCGGTCATGGCTTGCCCGACCGTTTGAGGCAGCTTGCCGTAGACCTCGTCGATGGCAACCTTTTGCGTCAGCAGCGCCTTGACGACCCGATCCGACGTCAGTTGCCCGGCTTCCGCCATGGCGCGCAACTCGCCCACCGCCACGCCCAAACCAGCCGCCAGCGCTTCCATGAGCTTGGGGCTGGCTTCCATGATGGAGTTGAATTCGTCGCCCCGCAGCGCTCCACTACCGAGGGCTTGCCCCAGTTGCAAAATCGCCCCGGAGGCGGCACTGGCTTCGGCCCCCGACAACTGCATGGCTTTCGCCACCAGTTCGGTCACGTCGGCCACTTGCCCCTGGCTCAATCCCAGGGTCTCGGCATTCTGGGCGATCTTGCCGTACAGGTTGGCGGTGCTGTCCAGGTCGGCGTTGCTGCGCCGGGCGACGGCGACGACCGCTTCCAGCGCGGCCTGGTATTCTTCTTCTCCCTGCGTGGCGACGCGGAGTTGATTGGTCAGCCGGGTATAAGCGTCGGCTCGATCCAGCAGCTCCTTCGCGCCGCCCAGTCCCGCCGTCGCCGCCAACAGCGCGCCGAAATCGCGCAACGGCCCCAGCGCCTGCGACACCGAGCCGCCTATGGCCTGGATGCCAGCGCCGACTCGGGCGAGTGCGGCGCTCGCTTGATCGCGGGCGGTGATCAGCAGTTGCAGAACCAGATTGCGGTCGGCCATGCGGTTAGACCTCGATCAGCTTGAGGGATTCCAGCACGTAGATCGCCTCGGCGTCGGGATCGGCGAGCCCGGAATCGCGAACGCGCGGCAGCGGCGTCACCTGAAGGGGTTCATCGCCGGCCGGCAGCACGGCGAAGGTGCGGGCGTCGTGCAGGGAGAGGGTCATGGTAGCCCCGGCGTTCAGCTTGGTTTTGAGGGTCGCCAGTTCGGCGCGGGTCAGCCAGGCAAAGTCCTTGCCGCCGACCAGCGTGATGGGCCGACCGGCCTGCTTGATGGCCTGTTCGACGATCAGCGCGCCGGTCAGGCTGTACTCGGTGGCCTGCGCCACCGGCGTCCACGCGAATTCGTCGGACCAGCGCAGGCCGTCGGGCAAACGAACGTTATCGAGATAGATCGCCACGGGCGGTCTCCCGCTGCTTGCAGCGCTGGCATTGCGGAACGGCTGGGTTCGTTGAAGTGGGAATCCCCTCCCTTCAGGGAGGGGAGCAGTCAATCAGCGGGCTATTCTATCGGCGGATCGACCGGCGGCTCCTCGGGCACGGCATCGGGAACGATGTCGTCCAGCGCCTTGGCCCTGGCCTTCAGTTCCTCGATCATGACGGCGGCTTCATCCGGGATTTCCGTGTCGGCCAGCGCCGTTTCCAGTTCGCCGATCTTGGTCAGGATTTCAACGGTTGCCTTGTCCAACTGCGTCGCCAGTCCGTTCAATTGAGTGGCCAGTTCGTTCAACTTCATCAGCAGGTCCTCGTGGTTGGGAAGGTAAAAATGCCATTGGGGAAACCAGTTGTAGACGTTCATGGTAGCGATTGACATCCTCCTCGGCCTTCAGGCCGGGGATTCCTGACTTCGCAATCAGGGGTTTCTGCTTCAACGAGGTTGCCCATGGGAGTACCGAGTTTGGTTTTCGCAGTTCCCCCCGAAGGGGGTTTTACGAGTGTTCCGCACTCAACCGCCTACCCCCACAGGTCTGACACCTCTCCACAGACATCACGTTCCGCCAGCCCGGCGGTAGGTCCACAGGAGACGTGGGAGAGTTTACCCAAAAGCGCGGCGCTCAAACAGCCCTCCGCACAGGGGGGGCTGCCGCGCCGTCCGCTATTCCTCCCCGGCCTGAACGCCGGGGTCTCTCGCGGAGAATCCAGATGACGAGCGGCTCTTTTCAAGTCGCTCGCCACTTCTTCAGGCCGCCATATCGGTTAAATAAGTGTACGTCCAGGGCGACGTTTCGCCGCTCGGCGTGAGCAGGTCTCCGGCGAAGCTGCCCTTGACGTAGCCGCCGGCCACCGGGTCGAACGCCGCGCTGGCCGCCAGCGACGCTTTGTGGATCGTCAGCCGACAGCGCTTCTGGGTGATCTTCTCGGTGCCGGTGCCGACCAGCTTGAGATAGGCCGACTTGGCCGCGCCGCCCTTGTAGATTTCGCCGGTGCGAGTCGCCTTGTGGTAGCTGATCTTGGCCACGGTCGCGCCGGTCGCATCCAGCGCCTTGAACAGACCGTTGATGAGATCGATGCTGTAATGGGTGCTGTCGACCGTTACGTCGCCGGACGTTTCCGCCACGATCTCGGTGCCCGTGCCATGGGCGGCGATATATTGGTTCGCGAGCGGAATCCACAACCCCTGGACCGGCGTGATGGCTTCGTCGGCCACGGCGCCGGTGGTCTGGCTCAGTTCGGTGATATCCGCGCCGAGCATCAGGCCGATGAGGTAGGGCGGCATGTAATCCGCCTCCGCGCTCAGCCTGGCCGCCTCGGTGGGCTTGGCGACCGAGGCCAGAATCTGCCCGTAGGTGCTTTCCATGTTGGACAGCAATTGCTCGAATTCCTGGGTTTGGCTGGAAATTTCCAGCTTGGTGAAGTTCACCGGGTCGTAGAACGAGGTCGGGGCGACGTCGCCGGCCCAGACGCCGAACTTGAATTCGCAGCGCAAGTAAATCGCGCGGGAAGCGACAGCAATAGTCATGATGGGTTACTCCGAGCGCCGTTTTTTGGACGGCGCGGGTTCAGATTCGAGGACAAGGGGCGGCGCGACAACGGCGGCCCGGCGGGCGGCGATCAGCCGTTCCCGCCGCAACCGTTCCGTCTGTTGGCGTTTCCAATGCTGGTAGAGCGCCGGATTCATGACGCTTACCAAGTCAGCGTAAGTTCGCGGTAGGTCACGCGCACCTTGAGCGGACTGTCGCCGGTGGCGATCTCGCCCGCGCTCAGGTGCAATATCAGAGGCGCGGCGGCCACCGGCGTCAACGTACCCGCCGCCGGCGTGACGTAGCGAAAGGCGTCGGCGGTCGCGTCCAGGAATCCGATGGTTTCAATGGTGGCGAGCGTGGTCCCGCTGGCATTGGTATACCGAACGGTCAGGTCTTCCCCGGCGGCAATGCCGTCGTAGGCCGTGGTCGCAAAATCCAGCCACAGCTCCGCCCCGACCAGGATCAGCGCCTTGCCCGAGGCGGGCGCGGCGATCAGGGTCTTGGGCGTGGCGTTGAGCGCCCGCAGTTCGGCGCTGCTGACCGTGACCGTCGCGGTCTTGAGCGGCGCGGCATAGATCGGCGCGAATACCTCGTCTGGAGCGGCCCCCAGCAGGGTTTCCAGCCAGTCTTCGGCTCGCGCGTCGGTGTGATATTGCAGGTGATCGTCGCCGTCCAATCCACCGATTTCGCTGTGATCGAAACTGGCGGGGTTGACGGCATTTCCCAAACGGAAGCGAGGCATGGTCGTCTCCTCACTTGCTCAGAATCTTGACGATCTTGATGAGCTTGGTATCCCAGACCTTGGCCCAGTTGGCGCCCGTGGCCAGTTCCGCGTTGGTCGGCGAACTGCCCGCCATGCTGCTGCTCGTCCAGCGCACCCCGCGCGGATGGAAAATGAACTCGCGGCGGGTGACGATGGTTTCCTGACCCGAAC